TTAGCCATGAAGTATGACCGCTTTAAGATGAATTAGTATTATAAAAATTAGAGGGAGGAAACTCCCTCTTAAAAATAGGTGATATATGAGAGTAATAGAACTACATAAAAAGCAAAAAGCCACTAAGACAAAAGTTGAAATGGACGCATTAATAAAACAGATGCGTAAAGAAGATGAAAAAATGGTAAAGGGCCAGTTTGAATTTACCGAAGCAGAAGGTGGTTTTTTTGAATTTTGCTATAGAATTTATCCAGGAGAGCCAATTCGTACAATTCAACTATTACATGGTGAAATTTGTGATCTGCCAATGGGATTGATTAAATTGATCAATGGCACCAAGAAAAAGATAAGAAGATATGCCAATCTAAAGGTTGAGCAACAAGGTTCGGGAAAGATAAATATACCCACAACATATGAAACAACTTCCAGAATTCGCTTTATACCGAGTGAGTTTCTATAATGCAACCAGGGATATTACAAGACATTTTAGAAAAAGCTAGGGAAGTAGGAGCCGCTGGAAACAATTCCCAAGTCACTGATGTCAAATTGATAAAAATGCTTAATAGCTTTTATCTTAACGATCTTCCCGATGATATGCGTATTTTAAAGCTTAAAGATGTCTATACATTCAATACAATTAGAGGTATTGATACATACCCTTTTGATTTTGATCAATGGTCAACTATTGGAGCACCTGTTACATGCGCAAAAGGATCAATAATCCTTTATCAAGATTCACAAGCTTTCTATGCCTATAACTTTAACGTGCAAATGAATTTCCAATTTGCACAAGGCAACAAAACTGCTGGACCATATGTGGGTCAAGTGCCAGGATTGCCAAATGATACGGTGATATTGCGTTCTTATAATAACAATCCTATGGCCAATACACTGGAAACTGCCTCAGGAGTATTTCCGAGTAATTATCCTCCCAATTTTAATTCACCCACCCCCTTACAGCCTAATATATCGAGGGTACAAAACATTTTAATTACGGCGAATACGTCAAATGGCACATGCAATGTCACAGACGATGGCAATGGTAACTTAATAGGAGCATGTATTGCAGGAGGAACTATTAATTATGTGACGGGTGCTATATCTGATTTAACGTTCACAAGTGTCATACCAGGTGGAAATAACATTAATATCCAATATACCTCAGTTACATTGGGAATGCCTTACACAATTCTATTCAATCAACAGCAATTCGTTTTAAGGCCGGTTCCTGATATGGGTTATACAATTGAGGTAACAGCATATAGACTTCCTTCTCTTGCATTGCTGGGCACTACAAACATTACCACACCCAATCTTGATGGCAGACCCGAACAAATGGATTGGTGGGAGTTATTATCTTTTGGTATAGCTAAAAAGCTTTATCAAAACCGGCTAGATATGGATGGTGTGGCGATGATGCAAGCTTTCATTGATGAAAAGATTCAGCAAGCACGCACTCGTACTTATGGACAATTAGGTACAAGACAATGTAAAACAATATTTAGACAAGTTGAACAAGAACAAAATCAGTCAAATGGCTGGGGATGGGGAACACCATGATGAAGAAAACGGCAATGAAGAAAAAAACAGGCTTTGACCCTAAAAAATCAGTCGCAGCTGATTATTCTAAGGAAAATCTTTTGCAAAAAGGTAAAGGCGAAGGAAAAAAAGGAAAACCATTAACTGTTAAGACAGCTACAAAGAAAAAAGTAAGACATGGCGATAAATCAGAAATTTATTAAGAGGTAATTTGTGACCTATACCCCTAATATTCCGGTAACAGGTGATAGCTTAGGATCAACCAGGGACAGGATTAATACCAACTTCCAGCAAATATATAATGTATTTGAAGAAAATCATTATCCTTTCAACTCTGCTAATCAGGGTAAGCATATGTGGTCATCCTATCCTGAGCAATCTTCAGACCCAAGCACTGAAGCCAATGAATTAGCCATCTATGCGAAACCTGGATTATATCCTGTCGAGACAGATTTATTTCTAAGAGCCGAATCAAATGGTTTTGTCTACGCAATGACAAGAGTAAATTCTGCTTTTATATCTACAATGGGTCAATTTATAACTGCAGGAACAGTAACTACAAATTATTCTCAAATAGGTGGTTGGACATTTTTGCCTGGGGGTACAAATGGTGGTCTATTATTTCAATATGCTACTGTTTTATCTACTCTTTCAACTCCTCAAATTTCACCTAGCACAATTCTAGTAACATACCCAGTACCTTTTCAAACTTCTAATGTTGTCGTTACAATTACAGCAATTGATAAAGCAGGTGGCTCAGCAGTAGCTCATACAGCATCATTAAGAGCTGGAACGGTAACAAACTTAGGTTTTACTTGCGATTTTGATACTAGCACTTCAGCTTATGTTGGGTTTACTTGGACAGCAATTGGATTATAAATGCAAAACATAGAATTAGCAGATTTTAGTTCGGGTGTACAAAAGAATAAAAAACCTGTATTTATAGCTAATGATGCCTTTGCAAATTTATACAATGCCTATGTTTATCGAGGTGAAGTTAGAAAGAGGGAAGGACTACAATTTCTAGGTCGTTATAGACGTACATTAACCGCTATTTCTGAGCCGAATGCAAATGGAACAAGTATATATAATATTTCCGATCTTTTATCGACCTTCAGGACAACAGAATCTAATTCGGAAATACAGGATGGAAGCGTTGTAATTACAATAGATTCTGGACCTAATCAAACAGTTTTCACAGATCAAGGAAATGGAACTTTATTAAGAACTACAGGAACAGCATATCAAATCATTGCTGGATCATTCATCAATTATGTGACAGGTGAACTAAATCTTGTTTTTAGTGGTGGTGGCACACCAGCAAATGGAGTTTCTGTTTCAATTAGTTTCAATTATTATCCTGCTTTACCTGCTATGGGAATACCCACTAGAGATATAGCGGGGATAAATGGTGAACAAGCTATTTTCTTTGATACAAAATATGCTTATATTCAAAATGGATTTGATTTCGTAGAATTTTTGCCCGCTCAAAATGTTACTTGGACTGGCACTGATTATGACTTTTTCTGGGGTGCTAATTATAGAGGTTCCGATTCACAAACAAGACTATTTTTTGTTACTAATTTTGTAACAGATCAAGATATAGCTACAACCGATCCTATTAGATACACAGATGGGACAACATGGACTGATTTTATTCCAACAATTGGATCTACAGAGCAAATTAATGTACTTACAATGATCTTAGACTCGGGTTCAGCTGCATTTGCAGGAACATTAGCTAATTTGCCTATAGTAGAAGGCTCAGTGGTGATTACAGTAGAAGATAATCTTGATGTTCAACCTGATATTGTTTTCCGTGATACTCCAATGAATGGCACACTTGTTTCATCAGGAGCAAATACAGGCACTATAAACTATACTACTGGAGCAATTACGCTTTCTTTTAACCCTGTATTGCCAAGTACTACAACATATACAGTAACTGCAACTTATAATCAAAGTTCATCATTTCTTTTCCAAGCTAAGATATTAATTCCTTATTATGGTCGATTAATTGCATTAAATACCTGGGAAGGCACAACTTTAGGACAAGCAGTCAATATATATAATAGGGCTAGATTCTCTCAAATAGGAAGTCCCATACAACAAGATGCTTGGAAATCTGATACATTTGGAAAAGGTGGCTTTATTGATGCTCCTACTAATGAAGATATCATTTCAGCTGCATTCTATAAAAATACGCTAATTGTATTTTTTGAAAGTTCCACTTGGCGTTTACAATATTTGGGCGAGTATGGAATTCCTTTCATTTGGGAAAGAATTTCTTCTGATTTTGGTTCGGAATCCACTTTTTCTACAATACTTTTTGATTCAGGGGTATTAACTGTAGGTGATAAAGCAATTGTAGGAAGTTCAGGAACAGATGTTAAACGAATAGATTTAGATATCCCAGATACAGTTTATGACTTTAAAAGAGTACAAGAAGGACCAAAAAGGGTTCAAGGTATCAGAGATTTTAGAAAAGAACTTGTTTTTTGGTGTTATCCAAGATTCGATGATCAGTATCAAGGTCAATATTTTCCTAATTATAGTTTGATTTATAATTATAGAAATAATACTTATGCTTTTTTTCGAAATAATATCACTTGTTTTGGCAATTTCAAATATCCTGCTTCAATTACATGGGATAGGTTGGATGTCTTTTGGGATAATGATAATGTATTATGGGATGATGGCTTACAAGAGAATTACCCGACTATTGTAAGTGGAAATCAACAAGGGTTCGCCCACTTTTATGGTTATCCAGATGCTGAATTGCAAATGGATAGCACTATAGATGCTCAAGATCAAGAAAGCCTGGCAATTACTGCAATATCTGTTGCTAGCGCAACAGGACCAATAACTTTAATGATCCCAAATCACAACCTTACAAATGGTGAATGGATATATTTGACAGGCATGCAGTTCCTTGTTGAATCAACTTCTACCCCTGGAACTACAACACTTAATAATGAAATTTACCAAGTCCAATATGTTGATAATAACAATATCATATTAGCCCTTTGGGATATTCCTACACAGGTTTTATATACTAATTTTAGCGGTGATATAACTGCGGGAGCAACCTACATTGGAGGCGGAGTAATCGCCTTATTTCCTAAAGTCTATATTCAAACTAAAGACTTCAATCCTGCTAAGCAAGTGGGTATGAATGTTAAAACTTCATATGTTGATTTTCTCTTTGATACTACATCAAGTGCGATAATGAATATAATTATGCGAATGAATGCTACAGATACTGATCAGGGAAATCTCCAGATAGGAAATTA